CAACGCCGGGCATTCCCGGCGTTTCCTGTTTTTCGTCCTCATTTGAGGCGACGAAAATTAACTTGGATCGAGCGTCGCGATCTCATAGCCCTCGAAAGCGATGACCGGCTCGCCGAGCCAGTCGTTAATTTGCAAAAACTTGTCCTGCAACGGCCTGACCTCATTGCGCGCGAACACCTTGGCCGCGTCCGATATGCTGCCGAAACCGCTGGAGTTGGTCGGCACAATGCCAATCAGGTTCGGCGGCACACGGCAAGCGGCGAGCTGGTCGTCGCGCGAAACGGCCTTGATGTTGAAAAACTCATCCTTCGCGGCGACCTCGGAAATCGGCAGTAATTTAATGCCATCCGGTTTGCCATTGGGCGCGTACAACAGCAAATTGCGGAAATTCCCCGGCCCTTTCGACAATTGCAGTTGCTCCTGCAAGGTGTCAATATCCGCTTCATTGATATTGGCGTCGGTCAAATACATGATATAGCCCGCGTGCGAGCCGTTGCGGTAATAGCGCAGGCGGAATTTGGTTGCCGCCTCATTGAGTAGCGCCGATTGAATCGCGGGCAACCATTCCGGCACGCCATAAATCTCCTGATTCACATCCGGTTCAAACAGGTGAAAAATTGAGCCTTTGGGGAAATCATGAATGGCGTAGCCGCTGAAAAAATCGCGGTCGCGGATGATGAATCTGTAACGGTTATCACGGCTGCGGCGGGTAAATTTTGCCGGGGAATGACGCAACGCCAACAATTTGCCGCTGCGTGCATACGAGCGTTCAAGGTAGGCATTGCCAAACCAAAGATAATCCATAATCAGCTTAGAAAATTCCTGCCGCGACAATAACGGGTGCGGCTGGTAACAACTGGTCAGGATATTGGCCTTTGCCTGCAAGGCGCTGCGGATATATAGCAAAGAATAATAATATTTGGCGTGCGCATCTATCGAATACGGCAACTCGTAATACTCGCCGTTGAAAGCACATTCGAGATACTGCAACAGCATTGCGCCGGTTACTTCGATTTCCTCTCCCGCCCATTGAAACGAAAACATCCGCTGCGCTTCAGCGAGCTTCTCTCTTTTGGCTTTTCCTTTGAACATTAAAAAACTCCCAGAATCAAAAAATACGGGCAAAGCCGCGTTTGCCGGAAAAGCCCGCCGTCGCAATCTCGCCGAGCGGGTCGTTAATCAGCGCGTGCATTGTTGCCCATGCCAAATCGGCGTGGCCGGTGGTGGCGGTACGGCTCGCCTTGTATGTTACCTGCCGCCCGCTCCCCGTCTGCGCCTGATGGATGGTCAAAAAGGCGTGGGCGATGTCCGTCCATCCAGCGTCCCATTGCAGGCGGCCGTGATGAATGAGTTGCTTCGCCTTCAGTACCATTTCGTTCTTGGCTTCGACCGTGTAAATAATTTTCTTGGCGCGCGGATAAAACTGGCGCACTAAGTCATAAACCGCCTGACCGATGCCGGTGGCGTCAATGGCGATGTTGTCCACGTTATAAATGCCGCAAAATTCCCGAATCTTTTGCGCCTGACCATCAAAATCCAGCCCGTTGAAACTTTGCTTGTCAACAATGCGGAAAACCCCACCTTCCACCCGTGGCGGCGCGATGACGACAAGCGAAGCGTCATCCTGCGAACGGCTGGGATCGTACCCAATCCATACCGGCGCATCATCGAGCGGCCGCGCGGCGAGCGGGGTGTAGTCTTTCCACAATGCCCAGGCATCAACCATGCAGCGCTGCAATTCCGCCATCTTGAAAATGCTGTCCGTGTCATTGACGAATTGGCACATCAGCAAATTCTCGAATTGCCCCGGCGGGAATTTGATGCGCAGTTTTTCCATCGTTACCCGGTCAAATCCGCTATTGATGGCGTCCTCGATGGTAATCACCTGACGGAAATATCCGTCTTCGCATAGGCGCCCGTCCTTGAGCGCCTTGTGTGATACGTCCAAATCAATATGCTCTGATTTTGGGCGGCCTTTATTAAATTCCGCCCCCGTCCATAACGGATAGGCCTCATGGGTAACGGTTGAAGGCGTAGAAAAATAGGTAATGCGGCGGTCATCGTGTACCGTCATCCCGGCGGCAACGTGTTTGATTTTCTTGAATTGCGGAATCCAGAAATATTCATCAATGTACAAATCGCCGGAATAGGATTGCGCCGTGTTGGAATTGGTACCGAGAAAATAAAGTGTAGTACCGGGCGACAACTTGATATGCTCGCCCTTGAGTTGTACCCCTAACACCTCATCGACGAAGGCGACAATATTGCTGCGGAAAATATGCGCCTGACTTTTGGAAGCGGAAATGAATATTTGATTTTTGCCCGTTTCCAATGCCGTCAATAATGCTTCCTGCGCGAAATAATAGGTCGCGCCAATTTGGCGGCTTTTGACATATTGGCGCATTTCGTATTTTTTTGAGTGTTCATACCATGCCATTTGGTGTGGATACATCCGCTCCCGAAATGCGCGCTTTAATTCGGCGATCATGTCGGCGTCGAATTTGCCGGAATCGCCGCGCTCCTTTGCCTTTTTGCGCTTGCCCTCATTGCGTCTGCGCACATTGGGATTCAAATCCGCCTCATTGCCGCCGTCCTGATAGCGCTCAATGCGTGCCGTCCGTTCGAGTATTTTGGCGAGTTTGTCCATTTCGTTGTAATCCTTTTCGGATTTTTCGTCTTTGGCGACCAGCACGGCGAGGCGCACGTCAATCTGCTCGCCGATGCGGCGGGCGGTGGTCGCCCTGTCCCATCCTTCGCGCGTCTTCCACGAGCGCACGGTGGTGTCAGGGATACCCATCAGGCGGGCGATTTCGGCACAAGTAAAGCCGCGCCAGTACAACAGGCGCGCATTCTTTTCGGGGGACAAATCGGGATTAAGCAAAGTCATCATCATGGCACGCATGATGGACAGGCGCGCGCGGGTGCAAAAGCGCGCAATTTCCACAAAGCGGGATTGTGGAAACGTGCCGATTGAGCGCGCGGGCAAACGCGACAACAATCGTGCCACCGATTCACCGACCCGGAGCATCCCTTGAAATATCACATTGTCGCCACCGAAGGCGCAACCATTGATGGCCGCCACATCAGCGGCGAACAGCTCGAACAAATGGCGAAGAATTACGACCCCGCCAAATACGGTGCGCGCATTTGGCTGGAGCATATCCGTGGTCTGTATGCCGACAGCGCTTTCCCGGCATTGGGCGACGTTACCGCGCTCAAAACCGAAAAGAACAAAGACGGCAAAACCGTCCTGCTCGCCGCGATTAACCCGACCCCGGAACTGGTGAAAATCAATCAGGCGGGGCAAAAGGTTTACACCTCGATTGAAATCAATCCGAGATTTGCCGATACCGGCGAGGCTTATTTGGTCGGCCTTGCTGTAACTGATAGCCCGGCAAGTACCGGCACCAGCCGCCTTTCCTTCAGCGCTATTCAAAAAGAGCCGGAACATTTGTTTTCCGATTATGTCCAGGCTGATTTGAGTGATGAAGAAAAACCGTTACCCGGCATCATGGACAAAATCAGGGCGATATTTTCCAAACAGGAAAATGCGGAAAAAGACAACGGCAAACGGTTCGCCGGAATTGAAGAAGCCATTGCCACCGTCGCCAATGAATACAGCGCGGGCAAACAGGCATTGCAGGGGGAAATTGACACGCTGAAAAACCAGCTTGCCGGATTGCAAAACCAGTTTGCCGAATTAAAACAGGCATTGGATACCACCCCGGCAAATCCGCCTGAACCAACGCAAGTATTTAATAGCCCGCGCCCTATTGCCAATGGCTCGACCGATATTCAAACCGATTGCTAAGGATTACCAATGCACAAACAAACCCGCGACCATTTCAATAAATTCCTGCACCGCATCGCAGAATTAAACCACGTTACCGATGCCACGCAGAAATTCAACGTCGAACCCGCCGTTGAACAAAAACTGTTGGAGAAAATACAGGAAACCAGCCCTTTCCTGACGCTGATTAACAGTATCACCGTCGATCAACAAGAAGGCGAAAAAGTCTTTATTGGTGTAAACAGCACCATTGCCGGGCGAACTGATACCAGTGGCAATGCCGAGCGGCAAACGCGCGACGTCAAAACCTTGTCCAATGACAAATACCGTTGCGAACAAACCAACTTTGACACGCATATCCGCTACAACACCCTCGACAGTTGGCGACACCGCCCCGAATTCCAATCATTGCTGCGTTTGGCGACCAGCAAACAGATTGCGCGCGACCGCCTGATGATTGGCTTTAATGGTACATCGGTTGCCGCTGATACCAACCGCACCACCAATTCCAAACTGCAAGACGTCAATATCGGCTGGCTGCAACAACTACGCGCACATAAATCCAGCGCAGTCATGAATGGCAAAAAAATCGGCAACCTCAATGACAAGGACTACCCGAATATTGATGCCGCCGTATATGACGCTGCGCACGAATTGATTGAGCCGTGGTATCACGATGACGAGTTGATTGTGATTGCCGGGCGCAAATTGCTGACCGACAAATACCTGCATTTAATTGGCGACAATGACAAACCGACCGAGCGCCGCGCGCTGGAAAGTTTAATGGTCAGCCAATTATTCGGCGGCTTGAAAACCATCGCGGTGCCATTCTTCCCCGAAGATGCCTTCATGATTACACCGCTGTCGAATCTCTCCATTTATACGCAAGCCGGTTCGACGCGCCTGTATTACCTCGACAACCCGAAAAAAGATCGCATCGAAGAATACCGCAGCATGAATGAATGCTACGTGATTGAAGATTACGACGCCTGTTGCTTGGTGGAAGGTATCAAAGTACCGAAAGCCGATGGCTCCGGCTGGGAGTAAAACATGGTAAGCCCCGCACGACTACACAAACAGCGCGAGGAAGCCCGCCGCGCCGCCGAACGCGCCGCCACCGAGGAAACTCCGGTGCGCGGCAGCGCGCATGAACTGGCGCTGGCGCAACTGGCGCAAGACAAGCGCCAACTGAAAGAAATCCAGTCCACCGAGCGCCGTCAAGAACGCAAGGCCGAGCTGATGGCAGAAAACTGGAACGCCTATATCGACGGCGCACTCGCCGCCGACAGCGGCGCACATCACCCGGTCAACAGCCAAATGCCGC